GGTGGTTTTTAAGGAATATCATGGTCATCTACTTGCGGCATCCCGTTCACGGTAACAAGGTCGCTATTGCAGAGGCCGAAGCTGAAGCGGATGAAAAGAACGGTTGGGAACGCTTTGAACCGGGCGACCCCGAAAATGAAATCAACGAATTAGCTAAACCTCGCGGCAGGCCGCGTAAGGAGTTTGCGGAATGACCACTACGGCTGGCGATCAGATCAACGGGGCGTTACGACTGATCGGTCAATTGGCCGAAGGTGAAACGCCATCAGCGGCGACTTCGCAGGACTCTCTGACCGCGATGAACCAGATGCTGGATAGCTGGTCGTCTGAGCGTCTGTCTGTGTTCTCAACGCAAGACCAAGTGTTTACTTGGACGCAAGGGTATATTTCACGGACTCTTGGGCCGACGGGTGATTTTGTGGGTAATCGTCCGGTGCTTTTGGATGATGCAACTTACTTCCGCGATCCGTCGAACAACATCAGTTTTGGCATCAAGATTATCAACCAGCAGCAGTATGACGGTATTGCGGTCAAGACGGTTACTTCAACCTACCCGCAAGTGCTGTGGATCAACATGGATATGCCGAACGTGTCCATGTATATCTATCCGGTGCCGACTAAGGCGTTGGAATGGCACTTTATTAGCGTCACTGAGCTGGTCGAACCGGCTACGCTGGCAACCTCGTTGATTATCCCGCCAGGATACCTTCGGGCGTTTCGATTTAACCTAGCGTGTGAGATTGCCGCTGAGTTTGGCGTGGAGCCGCCGCCTTCAGTGCAGCGAATTGCTATGTCCAGCAAACGCAACATCAAGCGCATCAATAATCCCGACGACGTAATGAGCCTGCCGTATAGCATCGTGGCGACTCGCCAGCGGTTTAATATCTACAGTTCCAATTATTAGCGCGGATATTGGCTATGCTTACCTTTGACAAATCCTTTTGTGCCTTTAACCGCACGAAGCAAGCCTTTGCTTTTGTACGCGTTGATAGCGTGTTGGATGTTTTGCTGGTGCGTAAGCAGTTCCAAATTGTCAATGCAATTATTGGCGCGGTTAAGGTCTTTATGGTTGATTTCCAAGCGACCTTCAATAGGCCCAACAAAGGCTTCCCACAAAGCTCTATGCAGAGAAACCCTAGTGTATTTTCCATTTTTGCACGCAGCAAAACGCAAATAATGGTCAGAACCAGCGGGTGTTTTAACTTTTCGATATGCTGCATCGCCTTGCCATGTCTTTCCATTTTTAATCATACTGGCGGTGGCTATGCTAGTGCCAAGAAATCCCGCAACCTCACGAAGAAAAACGCCGTTTGCGAGCATTTGCTTTGCGATAGGGATTTTTGTGGCATCAAGTTTCTTAGCCCTGCCAACACGCCGCACGTTGGCAAAATTACTGATTTCGTAAAAACCCTCGTAACCAAAAACCGGCTTCCATATTTCCATTCTATATCTCCATTTAAGTTAAATAGAAGTATAGCATGACTTTTCAAGTTTACGGAGTTTACTAACATGGCTAATATCGCAATTTCTGCTCTCCCCGTTGCCACTTCGCAAGCTGGCGGTGATGTGCTGCCGATCGTCCAGGCTACGACCAGCACGACGAAACAATTGTCGGTCACCAATCTGTTCACCAGCCCGACGTTTGTCACCCCGGCGTTGGGAACCGTTGCTAGCGGCAACATCAGTGCGTGTACCAGCACTTCAATGGTCATGGTAACGCCGGTATTGGGCACGCCAACCAGCGGCAATCTGTCGAATTGCACCAGCACCTCGATGGCGTTGACCACGCCGGTAATCGGTGCGGCAACCGGCACTAGCCTTACTGCAACCGGCACGATCGTATCCACTGGCACTGCGGGGGTAGGCTACGCAACGGGTGCCGGTGGAACGGTAACGCAGGGAACTAGCCGCACCACGGGCGTGACGTTGAACAAAACAACCGGTGCAATTACCTTGTTCAGTGCTGCGGGAACCACAACGGCAGCAACCTTTACTGTGACGAACAGCACCGTAGCGGCAACCGATGTAATCATCCTAAACCAGAAATCCGGCACCGATCTTTACGATCTGATGGTTACCGCGGTGGCCGCGGGAAGTTTCAACATCACATTCCGCACGACTGGCGGCACCACCACAGAAACCCCCGTTTTCAATTTTGCGGTCATCAAAGCAGTTGCGGCGTAATTGAAAACGCCCATCCTTGGCGGCAGCTATGTCGCTCGGTCAATCAATGCGGCAGATAACCGCATGGTCAACCTGTTTCCCGAAGCGGTGCCGGAAGGTAGCGGCGGGAAAGAGGCGGGCTTCCTGCTGCGGTGTCCTGGCCTACGCTTGGTGGCAACGGTTGGTGATGGTCCGATTAGAGGTCTGTGGGTAACCAACGGCATTGCCTATGTGGTGTCCGGTAGTGAGTTCTACAGCCTCGACACCGATTGGGTGTCGACGTTAATCGGCACCGTATCCGGCACAGGGCCGGTCAGCATGGCCGACAACGGCACGCAGATATTCATTGCTTGCAACCCCACCAGTTACATCTACAACACGTCCACAGCCGTGTTTGGGCAGATTACAGACCCTGATTTCCCCGGTGCGGGATCTGTAGGCTACCTTGACGGTTACTTTGTGTTCAACGAACCGGACTCGCAGAAGTTTTGGGTGACCAGCCTGCTTGATGGCACGTCCATCGACCCGTTGGATTTTGCCAGTGCCGAAGGCTATCCCGACAACGTAATTGCGTTGATTGTCGATCACCGCGAGATATTCCTGTTTGGGAATACTAGCGTTGAGGTCTGGTATGACGCTGGCACACCCGACTTTCCCTTGGCGCGGATTCAAGGTGCCTTTATGGAAGTGGGTTGTGCGGCGGCGTATTCGGTTGCCAAACTGGACAACAGCGTGTTTTGGCTAGGATCGGATGCCCGAGGCCGTGGAATCGTCTACCGCGCCAATGGATACACGCCAGCGCGGATCTCGACCAATGCGGTTGAATACGCCATTCAAAACTACGGCAACATTACAGACGCTATTGCCTACACTTACCAACAGGACGGGCACCCGTTCTATGTGCTGATATTCCCGTCAGCCGAAGCGACTTGGGTATATGACGTATCCACGCAGCTCTGGCACGAACGCGCAGGGTTTGAAAACGGAGATTTCACGCGGCACCGTAGCAATTGCCAAATGGCGTTCAACAGCGAGGTTGTGGTTGGCGACTACGAGGACGGGCGGTTATACGCTTTTGATCTTGACGTTTACGCCGATGACGACCAGATTCAGAAGTGGCTGCGGTCGTGGCGGGCGCTGGCTACGGGCCAGAATAACCTTAAGCGCACCGCGCACCACAGCCTACAGCTCGACGCTGAAACGGGTGTTGGCCTTAACGATTATCCGGCTTATGCGGGGGAAGATTTAGCCACCGAATCCGATAACGTGATTGTGGCCGAATTTGTGCAGGGTTACCTGACCACGCAAGCCGGTAACCAGCTAGTTACTGAGGCCGGTGACGGTAACGAACCGCTGGTGACTCAAGTGCAACCCGCCGAGGATTACAACGGCTATGCGTTGGAAACCATAGCCTATGATGCCGCGCCGGGTTACGATCCCCAGGTCATGCTGCGCTGGTCTGACGACGCGGGGCATACTTGGTCAAACGAGCATTGGAACTCGATGGGCAAGCTCGGCACCTACGGCACCCGCACCATCTGGCGGCGGCTCGGCATGACTGAGAAGATCCGCGACAGGGTTTATGAGGTGTCCGGCACCGATCCGGTCAAGATCGCCATCATGGGCGCTGAACTGTTTGTCACGCCGACGAGTAGCTAATGGCTACTCTCAACATCACCAATATCCCAGCACCTCGGGTGCCGTTTATTGACGAGCGCACCGGCCTGATGGCGCGGGAATGGTATCGGTTCTTTCTCAACCTGTTTGTCTTGACGGGTAGCGGCAACAACCCCATCACGCTGGAAGAACTGCAACTTGGGCCACCGAGCCAACCTGACCTTGCCGAGCTGCTGATTCAGATTAATCAGAACATCGCCCCGCAATACGAAGATCAATCGGGCGACTTCTTAGCCACGCTTGACACCGCGCAACTCATGTCGATGATGTCGCGGTTTGAAAATGCTGAAGCCGCTATCCAGGGGGCTTACCTCCAGCCGGTTGTGCAGACCGGCACCATTGCCAACTACAATCTTGACGGTAGCCCAACGGCGGGCGGCATAGCCTACGGCACAGGCCCCGCGCTAGCGGTCAGTGCGGCAGGCACATTGGGCCAGGTGCTGACCAGTGCAGGCGCCGGAACGC